ATGAGCCAAATTATCACACTGGCCCTTGATGGCGAGGCCATCCCATTAAAAAGTCTGACCGTAACCCCATCGGTGATGTTTCAGGACACAGACCAAAGCGGCCAGTCATCCAGTACCGCCGTGGCAGAGCGAGGCATTAAGCCTAAAGAGTTGCGCATTACGGGGATCATTCCGTTTACTGAGCAAAAAACGTTGTCACGCCTGTTTGCACTGGCGGAGGCCAAAGATAAGGGCAATCTGAAACGCTACCGTGTCGCTAACCTGACCGCAGGTGCTATCAACTTTCGCATCGGAACATTCACCCATACCATTGATGCCAGTAAGATCGACGGTAAACAGGCATGGCAGGTCACATTTACTTTGCGTGAGCATTTATCTGTTGCCGAAAAACGGGACGCCCGCGCTGCCGACAAGGTACAGACTAAGAAACAGACACAGACAACGCAAGTAAGTGCTACCGCCAAGGAAGCGCCGGAAAAATTAAGCTGGTTTGAAAGCAAAGTATTGAAACCGATTAATGACAAAATAGGCCCCGCTAAATAATGACACCGATTAACCGGCTCTATCTTTCCGGTGATGAAATTCACCTGGTTGACGCCAATATTATGCTGGAACTGGCATCCTGTGGCCGTGGCTTTATCACGGCGGAGACGACAACGGACTACACTGGAAAACTGGTGCGGCTGGACGTGGGTTACACGGATTTGGTATTACGCTGGTTTACGGGCTATGTGGAACGCTCACAGCCAGCCCAAAACGGTTATCAGCGTTTGTTTGTGCGTGAGCTGGTCGGCGTGTTTGACCGATTGTGGTCGTGTTCATTTCAGCATCTAACACTGAGCCAGATTGCGGACTGGTTGCAGGAGCACAGCGGACTGACCTTCACATTACCGGATGTTCCTTATACAGAGACACCTATCCCGCATTTTACCCATCATGGTACCGACTATCAGTGATTGTAGAAATTGCATTCGAAGGAGGCCGACCGGACAAGCCTTTTATCCGGCAGACATTAAGCCAGGGCAATACCTTGCCCGATATCAAACCAGGCGAGCAATTGCAGCAGCAGCGGGCGGAAGTCTCGCAGAGGGTAACTCAGGAAGGGAGTTGGATTCGTCAGACTGACCAAACTATTGATGAATCGTCCATGTACCGTGAAGTCAGGACAGACACGGAAACGCGTACCGTCGTCGCACGGGAAACCACGATACAGGCCACGGATAAAACCACGGTTTTGGGCACGTCTACGCTACTGGCGGGCGCTGTCCAGCAAATCGCAGACGGTGACTATAGTATAGTGACCTCATCAAATTTCGTTGCCAGTGTGGGGAAAGAGGCCAATGTTGAAGTCGGATAAAAGCGGATAGAGAAAATTGGTCTGCTTAAGCAGAGCATCGCCGGAGCCAGGCAAGAAATCGTCGCGCCCGTGGTTTGGGTGGGCAGCCAGCAAATCAATGTCATGACCTTGATGTTAGAGACGCTGGTTGTGGTCAAAGAGTTGGCTGAACTGACAGCTGCGCATACGCATCACAACACAAGCACGCCGGAGAACGCCAGCGCGATAAGGAACACGGCTTATAAATCGGATAGGCTGAAACAGAAATATTCGCCTGTGATTGGTTGACTTTCAGTCTGGCAGTGTTGTTTGTTTTATAGTCATGTTATAGGTTGATATTTCCGATTCTAAGCATTAGACTTCTTATGTTAGTTGAAGTGGATCGCGCTAAGGCCGAGGCTACCAACCCGGTTAAGAGCACAAAAACAGAGGTCCTGCTTAAAGGTAAAAACAAAAAACCAACCTCACCAGTTGGTTTTTTTGTTTTTACCTATCTATTAATCCATTGAATCATATCCAAATAAACTTATAATCAACGGCTGTTAGTTGAGGCGCGTTTTGGCCTGTGTATCTCTTACGCAAGTTTTCGTAAGTCCTGGCTGAATACAGGTGGTGCTGATTCAGAGCCTCGGTCGGAGCGCGATCCACTTCAACTAACATTGATGAGAACCAGCCGGACAGGCAATGTAAAGGCAATGGCTGGGTAAATCGTGCTCCTCAACTGGAGCAAACGGGTGAAAGCATTTATTGACATTGCTATCATCGTTCTCAAAGCGTTAATCGCGCTTTTAGAGCTGATCCGTGCATTTCTGAAATAGATAACGGAAACGTAGCTAAGGCCATCGGGGTAACCTCCCGGTGGCCTTTAACACTTACCGCTTTTGCTCAAGCAAGCCACTCTTGTTTAAGTGGCCCAATATACTGATCTAACAGCTTAAATTTGGTAATCCCGACCGGACTTGAACCCGTGTTCAAGCGGTTATTGCTCCGGTAGTATGGGAGGATAGCCAACAGATTAGTGTAGTTTACCGCGAGTCATACACATAATAACACTGGGACGCGTTTTTTAAATGCGGTATCGATCAGTGCTACAGGTTCTGATGGCCTGAAACACAATTATCTCGCCCGCAACATGCGGGCTTTTTTATACTTTCATAGAGCTTGAATACAATTCTGATATTAAATGAATGGGCAGTAAGTGTAATAAAAAACTGATAATTCAGCGTGTTATATTAGCTTAGTGATTTAAAAGTTGTTGTTACTTTTTCGGATATAGAAATAACTTATGTGATATCAGAATTGTTTGGTAAATCATTTCGGACGGTTCGTTTGATAGGCTGCTTATTTTCGTCAAAATACCGATTGGGCCATATCTCAGCAGGTGTGACACCAATTTCCTGAGTAATTAACAGCTCCCCTTTAGGCCAGGGACGCGTTAAAGCATTTGCTAATGTTGAAGAACTTAAACCGTGCTCTCTGGATAATGATGCTAGCGTTTTATTCTTCTTACGTATCGCAGCGATAATATCGGCGGTATGCCAGTCTTTTTTCATATTCCTGCTTACCTCTTTGGTGGTGGCGGTTCAAACAGGGTTCGCAGTACCGGAGAGTAGCCATTCCGGCGAGGCATAGCCTCCCCTGCCTGAACCGCCATAGAAGCGATAGCAGGCACACTGGTAAGGAAATAATCTCTTACCAGTGGGTTACTCATTCAAGGCTGCGACCCACTGACCATCGGATTTTGCCGATGGCAGTGCTACTTTAACTGATTGTATTACTGACTCAAGAATCAAATAAATACCTTAGTGACGGTTTGTCTCGCTGCGTTCATGACGAAATAAATGAACTTATGGCGAAAACGGCACTACACCGCACCCGCCTGCACGTTTTGGATCAAGAAAATTTTTCAGTTTTAAAATCCTACGAATCGAACAGCCAAACCGTGCCAGCACTGGCATTGTGAGAGAAGCAGCAAACTGAAATGATTGAAAAGATTTTCAGGGAATTTCAGTTTTTGGATCAAAAGAGGATCACGGATAAAATCCCAATACAATGATATTAAAGGAAAAATTATATTTTGCGTGGAAAATAAAATCACGGAGGAAAGCCGTGCTTTATCATAAAAATTAGATAAGGCCGGTTTTACTGGATATATAGAACTGAAATTATTTTCTCCTTTTGCATTATGACAAGGAGAAAGTGAAAGCATTAAAGTGTGCTTAATTCATTAATATGCACGGGGTTACGTTCAAGCATCTTAAGTAGTTTCAGTGATGAACCAGAAGGAATGTGGCGGTGCAGGTAGTGTCCATTGATGCCCATAAAAATAAAATAGATGGACGTAAAGTGGACCTGGAGCTAATGAAACGACACGCAGATTTTCAATATATTGAAGGGGAATACGGCATTGTAGTACCACAGGCCGTCGATTACTTAAATCCCCAATATGCTAATAACTATACGTTAGCTATGGATGTACAGCCAGCTATGGTGACCGTGAGTAACGCCGGTGTTCCTGCATATCTGACTAACTATCTCGATCCTGAGTTGGTTCGTGTGTTGGTCACGCCGATGAGAGCGGCTGAAATTATCGGTGAAAATAAAAAAGGTGACTGGACAACGCTGACAACCCAGTTCCCGGTTGAAGAATCAACGGGTGAAGTGAGTTCATACGGTGATCACAGCAACAATGGTATGTCAGATGCTAACGTGAACTGGGTGGAACGCCAGAGCTATCATTTCCAAACATTTACTGTCTGGGGGGAGCGTGAGCTGGATATGTACGATACGGCCCGTATCAATCGAGCAGCGCAACTTAACACCGCAAGCGCATTAACCCTAAACAAGTTTATGAATAAGTCTTATTTCTATGGTATTGCTGGACTTAAGAACTATGGACTGTTGAATGATCCAGGGTTAAGCGAACCGGTGGTACCAGCTGCAAACGGAAAATCCAATGGTACAACGTGGGAAACCAAAGACGGGCAGGCAATTTATGACGATATTTCCCAACGCCTATTTAAACAGCTTACAAAACAGACAGAAGGGCTGGTGGAGCGAACAGATCCATTGAAACTTTGCATGTCGCCAACAGCGGAAGTCAATCTGACAAAAACCAACCAGTACAACGTTAATGTTACCGATCAGTTGAAAAAGAATTTCCCGAATCTAACGATTGAAACGGCGGTTGAATACAGTACAGATGCGGGGGAACTGGTTCAATTGATTGCCGATACGCTTGATGGTGAAAAAACGGCTTATGCCTCATTTACTGAAAAAATGCGGGCACACGCAGTCGTTGTGAACTCATCCAGTTTTAAACAAAAGAAATCAGCCGGTACGTGGGGTGCGATTATTCGTTATCCACACGCTATTGCACAAATGTTGGGGGTTTAAATGGCGACAGTCATTGTGGGGTGTAAATTGCCCCACGGATTAACGATTGAAATTGATAAGAATCACGTGACGCTAAACGGGATAAATTCATCAACAATTATTGGCGGTTATGGGCTGACATATGATGTTGATAAAGCGTTTTTTGACAAATATCTGGAGCTCTATGCAGATACGGAATTAGTCAAAAATGGGCTTATTTTTGCCCAGGAAAAACTCAAAGAGGCCCGGACTGAAGCTGAGGAAAAAGCCGAGTTAAAGAATGGGTTGGAGCCTATCGACCCAAAAAAACCGGGTAAGAATATCGAGCAGCGAAAAGAAGAGGATTAAGCTAATGGGCTTTGTTGTCGTTTTTGATGTCGTGAAATTTCGCACTCGTTACCCGGAGTTTTCTTCTGTCAGTGATGTCCTGCTGGATACCTATTTTATTGAAGCAACACTCTATCTTAACAATACGGCCCAAAGCCCAGTTAGTGATCTTGAGCAACGGGGAATGTTGCTGAATATGCTTGTTGCTCATATTGCCGAACTTAATCGTTTATCTGTTAGCGGAACAGTGGCCAATCCGCTCGTGGGGCGAGTTAGCAGCGCAAGCGAGGGATCTGTTTCCGTTTCGGCTGATATGGGAGCTGTCAGTGAACGTGCTGCTTGGTTCTTGCAGACAAAATACGGGGCTATGTACTGGCAGACAACAGCACAATATAGAACTATGCGTTACATCCCCGGCAGCTCTCCCTCTCACTATCCGTCATATTACTATCCACGGACTCAATGGAGGCGCTAATGTCGAATAGTATCAAGGGCGGTGATGCAGCAAAACGCTATTTAAAGCAATTAGCCAAAAAGATAGGTGAAGGCAAAAAATTACGTGCTGGTTTTTTCAAAGACGCGACTTATCCCGATGGTACTTCGGTAGCAATGGTGGCAATCAGTAACGAGATTGGCGATCCGAAGCGTAATAGGCCGCCCCGTCCGTTTTTTCGTAACACTATCAACGAACATGCTAATGAATGGGGTGATGTGCTTGCACAGGGCCTGAGTGCTAACGATATGAATGGGGATGCAGCGTTACGGATGACCGGGGAAGTTATCAAGGGGCAAATTCAACAATCTATTCGTTCTTTCACTTCACCAGGCAATGCGGAATCAACTATAGCTAAAAAGGGATTTGATGTCCCGTTACGTGACACCAAACACATGCTGAACAGTGTTGATTATGTGGTTGATGAGGGGAACGAATGAACCTGCATAATATTGTATCTGGTGCTGTCGGGATTGTTAATCCTCACTCGCCTGGAGAGATACGGGTAAGTGCGGGCTATGATATTGCACCCAGTGGCAAGCAAATTCCGAAATACATCACAACACCTGTTACCGCACAAATTCAGCCACTGACTTTTACTGATCTACAACATACAAACGGTTTGAATATTCAGGGCATACTCAAAGCGGCTTATGTGAATGGCAATTTTAATGCCGTCAACCGCCCCAGGCAGCAAGGGGGCGATCTGCTGATTATTAATGGTGAAGAGTGGTTGATAGTGCAGATTTTGGAAGAGTGGCCGGATTGGTGCAAATTTGCTGTTACATTGCAGCGTGGGGAACAATAGTGGCAACGATAAGTGTAACGCAAGACGATATAACAACCGCATTACGCGGTTTTTTAATAGCCTTAATACCTAAGCGTAGCGTTATTTTGTCTCAGATAAACCGCTCACCGATGCCGGATGGCGATTTTATTGTTATGACACCATTGAACAGCACGGGTTTATCAACAAGTGTAGAGATCTATAACGCACCTATAGCAGCAGGTATGGGGGAAAGTCTAATCACTCGGACGACACGCTGGACATGTCAAATTGACTGCTACGGTCAGTTCGCTCATGAGGATGCTCACATTATTGCAACGACGGTGCGTACTGAACATGCAAGTGAGCTATTCAAGAGATCGGGTATCGATATGACACCGCTCTATGCCAGCGATCCGATTCAGACGACGATGATTAATGGTGAACAGCAATATGAGTCGCGTTGGACATTTGAATTTACTGCTCAAATCAACCCCGTTGTGACAACAGAACAACTATTTTTCGACAGCATTACGCTGGACACTAAAACAGTGGAGTCTATTCATGGCAATTCCAATCAGTAAAGACGTGAGAATTAATCCGGGGGTGCTGTCGGCAGCGGGTAATGCTGTTGATCTCAATGGGTTATTACTGACAGATAATATATATGCACCTGTTGGAGCGGTGTTGTCGTTCTCGACTAAAGAGGATGTGGCGGCATATTTCGGTGGTGCATCCGAAGAATATAGCATGGCGGCTATTTATTTTTCAGGGTACAACAATTGTACAAAGACGCCCGGTCAATTGCTGTTTTCCCGATTTAATCAAGCGGCAGTATCGGCCTGGTTACGCTCAGGTTCTTTTAATGGAGTAGCTATTACCGATCTGCAAAAAATGTCCGGTGCGTTGAAACTCAATATCAATGGCACAGCAATAAATGCCGCAATCAATCTTGATGGGGTTAAATCCTTTGCTGATGCAGCAAAGAGCATTGAAACAGCGGTTGGCAAGGCAGTAACGGTTGTGTTCGATACTACCCGTAAGGCTTTCATCATCAATGTCGTGTCTGGCAGCATTAAACCAGAAGATACAAGCATTACCTATGGTACTGGTGATGGGGCTCAAGCTTTTAAGTTCACTGGCGCACTAGGGGCAACGGTTTCTCAGGGGGCTACAGTGTCGGCGGTTCCTGATCTATTCGCTGTGATTAAAACGCAGTCTCAGCAATGGGCAGGTTTTACGACGGTATTTGAATGTACAGATGAACAGCATCTTGCATTATCAGCGTGGGCTAGTAGTCAGGCATATCGCTATTTCTATGTTGCCTGGACAACAAGCGGCACGGCAAAAGTAAAAGGCAGCCTGGAAACTATCGCCCATAAAATTATCGGCATTAATAGCTACGGTAGTGTCGTTCCTGTTTTCTGCTCTGATAATATGAAACCGGTAGCAGTATTGGGTTATGCGGCGGTGCTGGATTTTGAGCGAACGGAGGGGCGTGTTCCGTTTAAATTCAGAGAATTGAACGGCCTCAGTCCTGATGTGATCGATTCTGATGTTTATGATGCACTGATTGCTAATGGATATAACTTCTATGGCAATTATGCCGCCAATAACATCACCGAAAATTATTGGGCTGATGGCACAATAACCGGTGATTTTAAGTGGTTAGATTCCTTCTGTGGTCAAATCTGGCTGAATGCGAACTTGCAAGGCGCGGTTATTGCCTTGTTCAAATCCAATAAGACTGTTCCTTATAACACGGCCGGCCGTGCGCTGGTGGAAGCCTCAATGAGTGATGTTATCCAGCGGTTTAAGTTGTGGGGCGGTATCCGATCAGGCGTAACATTATCGGCTGCACAAAAGCTGGAAATTATTAACGCCGTGGGATCTGATGTTTCAACGTCAATAATCGCGAAGGGTTATTACTTGTATATTGGGAAAATGTCTGCCTCTATGCGTGCAAATCGCACCAGCCCAAGCTGTACACTGTGGTATTGCGACGGTGGCAGTATTCAGAAATTCGAAATGGCATCTACGGAGGTTCAATAATGTCAGACACAATCACTTCTGCTGATGCAGTCATTACCCTGACAGTCACTAATTTGTATCCGTCTGGTGTGCAATTACAGGGATTTGCCGCAGACAACATTTTCGAAACTGAGGTGTTAGATTTGGCTGAAACTGTGCGTGGGGCGGACGGTAAACTGTCAGCGGGTTTTATCTACGGCAATATCAATCAGACGATTCATATTATGCCTGATTCGGAAAGTCGCACCATTTTTGATACCTGGGCGACGACATCACGTACTAGTGTCGCTGTGTTCAGATGTAATGCGACGGTTATTCTTCCGGCTATCGGGCGTAAATACACATTAGTAAACGGCGTTCTGAAGCAATGGAAAACCATGCCGGACGCAGGAAAGGTTTTACAAGCGGCGCAGGCCGTCATTGAGTGGGAATCAATAACAGGTGAGGCATATAGCTAATGGCACGTAAAGAAACCTTCATCACTATGAATGATGATAATCGCGACAAAGGAAAGCTTTTTTACATTCAGGAAATGCCCGCTTCACAGGCTGAATGGTGGGCTATTCGTGCATTGATGGTAATGGGGAGAGAGTGGTTGGATATCCCCGATAATTTTCGGGATTTGGGCATGGCTGCATTAGCGGTGGTTGGGTTGAAAGCAATTTCACGCATCGCACCTGATGAAGCCAGGCCGCTACTTGATGAGCTAATGACCTGTGTACAGATGGTTCCGAACCCGGCGGATAAAAAAATCAAACGTGAACTGATCGACAGTGACATTGAAGAAATTGTTACCCGGCTGAAATTGCGTGCAGAGGTGCTTAAGTTACACGTGGATTTTTTCAAAACCGCCGACCAATCGTAATCCCGCCGCGCTATTCCAGCATCTCAAAGCCATTCGGTATCATCAGTTATACAAATGTCCCAGGCACAATAGCGACCGTTATCTCATCAGGAAAAGCAACTCTCCATGAGCTGGATACAGTTTATGGCGTGGAGGATCTTTGGCAGTTAATAGAGATTATTCAGGTCGATAATCACAATGCTTACGTTTTACAGCAGGGTAAAAACTGATGGCAAACATTATAGATGAACTTGTTATAACGCTGGGACTGGACGCGGCTGAATTTAGCGCAGGTGAAGCCGCGGTAATTGCCGGGATCGGTGGCCTGGTTCAGGTTATGCAAAAACTGGTTGACTCGTTTAATGATGGCGAAAAGAAAACCAGCAAATCATTAGACAAAACCGGTAAGACAACCGAAAAAGTAGCAAAAGAAATGGAGGTGGCAGGAAAGAAAGCCTCCTCTTTCTTTTCCAGCATAAAGGGTCAGATCTTGGCTTTGGCGGGTGTCACGGTTTCACTCGGTGGACTGAAAAGTTTTGTGACCAGCTTTACCGGTAATCTGAATCAGTTAAGTACTGCTGCTGATGCTTTTGGTATGTCTGCCAAAGCACTTGATGGCTGGACAAAAGCAGGCGCGGCATTTGGGGTTAGTGCGAATGAGGTTGTCGGGGCATTTTCACGAATTAACGATGCTAAAGCCCGATTGAAATCGGGTGTTGCTCTTGATCCCGCCCTAGAAACACTCTTGAAAACGGCATCACAAGCGGGTGTCAATATTGATGTTGTGTCAGACAGCACTGAATCCATCATGCGAAAGCTGACCAGTGTTTTTCCTAAACTTAATAAAGATCAGCAGCAAGCCTACGGTGGTGAACTCGGATTCGGTTACGCAGCGCAGCAGTGGTTCTCATCCGGCCATGCTCTCAAAGACGTGGATAAATTTACGGCCAGTTCGGGTGTGGATGATAAATCTGTTGCCGCCGCGCGTCGTTTCCGTGAACAGTGGACAGAGATAAGCCAGAGTTTTGAGAAAACAGGCTACATTCTGTTTAATGCTCTTTTACCATATATCAATGATTTCAATATCTGGCTAAAAAATTTAGCTGATTGGATGAATAAGCACCCAGAAGAGATTAAAAAAGCGGTCAGCGGTTTTCTCGATAAGATGAGTTTTATTATTTCAGTCGCTAATCAGGCTGCGGGGGCGGTAGGCGGTTGGGGGTAATGTCATCATTGGGCTAATCGGGTTGAAGTTTGCCGGGTGGTTATGGGGAATTTATCGCGCGGCTTCGTCCATGCTGAAAATGGGAAAAGGGATTGTTGGGAAGGCCGGAATATATGGCGCTATTACATATGCGTTATATGATCCTGTGGAGTCAGTTGCGACTTCGATTGTTGGGGAAGAGACAAAAAATACACTTGATTCATATGGATTGTATCTGGCAAGCGACTGGACACCCTTTTTTAGTAAAAAAGAGTATGAAGCCTATCAGGCAAAACTGGATGGTAAAACCTCTAAGCCAGATACGACCATAGTCAAAGAGGAAGAAAAGCGCAGCGAAAACGACCGTATCATTCGGGCCAAGGATGAACGACAACAGCGGCTGGAATACAGCAATAATTGGTTAAGAACTGCGTTAGATAAGCTGACCGATTCAATTAATAAACTGATTGATTCGCTCGTTCCTCAAGTCGCAGCCGCTGAAATGTCACCGAACACTACCGGCATGAAATTACTGGGTTGGCTATCACCGAAATTAGCGCAACTTGAGCAGCAGTTCGGGTTACCGGAGGGTTTATTACGTAGTGTGGCTATCACTGAATCGGGAGGCAATCAGTATGCTGTGTCCAAAGCAGGCACCAAGGGCTTATTCCAGTTCATGCCAGGTACAGCCAAACATTTTGGGTTAAAGGATGATGATGTTTTTGATCCGGTAAAATCTTCGGAAGCCGCGGCAAAATATTTATCTCAGCTAATGAGAATGTTTGACGGAGATTTGAGTGAAGCACTGGCAGCTTATAACTGGGGGCAGGGAAATGTCATGCGGAAAGGATTGGGCGCTGCGCCAAAAGAAACCCGCGATTATATCCCAAAGGTATTGGTGAATATGCCACAACCAGGGGCTCATGTGGCCGCTCAACGCTATGAGAATGCGGTAAACAACAATCGAAACTCTTCTGTTTCTGAGAGTTACCACATCGGAACTATTCAAGTCAGCTCTAATGCTAACAACGTAAAAGGCGTAGTTGACGATGCCCGGCAGAAAATAGGTGGATCAACGCTGGCAGCAAGCTATTCAACGGGGGTAACCGGATAATGGCATTTTCTCTCAATCAAACAACAGTACTTAGCGCGTTCCGTAGCGGCAACCTGCTATCTGCCGTTAACAGTATGATATCTCCCGGATACGGTATTTATTACGCATCCGGGCAGAGAGTTGGTGATAAGCCGTTTACGCCCACCTCGTTTATTGCCGTAGAAGTTACACGAGAGGCATCAAATCACTACGGTACCGATAGAGAAAGGCGGCTATACATCATACAACAAAGTGCAGCGGCCCGGTGAAGTCCATGTGACATTTTCGTTTGAGGGATGGACCGGTTTTTCTGGTTCCGTGCCTAACTTAACAAACCTCACCCTGACGTCCCGTTCTGATGTTCTTGAAGCATTAGATAAGATGGTATCCAGTGCCGAAATTTACGACATTGAAACACCTGATACTACGTACACAAGTTATGATTTGATTAAGTACGATTTTCGAATAAGGCAGGATAACGGTGTTACCTTACTGATTGTGACCGCAGTTTTCCAGGCTGTACAAGACATTGCTGAAGTGAAAATGAGCAGCAATGTTGCTAAGTCGAATACAACAAAGAATGAGACGGCGAAAGGCCCAAGTAAAAATACCGAACAATCAACAGGCTCAACAAAACACGCCACATTATCTGATGTTAAAAAAGCCCTGACCGGATTGAAAAAATCCGTTTCCAGTGCTGCAACGCAAGTTGCCGATAAAGTTTCATCCGGTTTCAAGCGTGCGACAGAGACGATTACCGGTCCATTAAATGATTCTGTATTGAGTGCCACCAACCATCTCAATGATGCAGTAGAAGAATTATCAAGGAAATTAACGTGATTGAAATAGCGATCAGAGCAGCCAAAGCTCAGGAGTTCACTGTGACCTTGAATGAGCAGTCATGCATGATACGTCTCAATCAACGTAGCACAGGTTTATATATGGATTTAACCGTTAATGATAAACCTATATTGCAGGGAGTTGTGTGCCTCAACTGCAATAAAATTGTCCGTTACAGTTACTTACGGTTCCAGGGTGAACTGTTTTTTGCTGATCTGGATGGTTCATCTGGGCCTTATTATTAAATCGAACGGGAAAACCGTAGATGTAAAGCCGATGGTACATAATATGACAGGAACAGGGAGAAAAATCGAGAATGGAATAATCTATAATGTTCCAGTATTTCGCCTTCAGCGTGGTAACAGTGCTGTCATTATGAACCCGGTTGTGGGAGATATTGGACTAATCGTTATTTGTGATCATGATATTAGCAGCGTCAGAGCAACAAAAGCACCGGCATTGCCCGGTTCAAAAAGAACACACAATTATTCAGATGCAATTTATCTGGGGGGTGTTTTAAACGCAGAGTCACAACAATATATTGAATTTGCAGATAATCAGATAAATATTGTTTCACCGAATAAAATTAATGTGGTCGCACCGACAACGGAAATTACTTCATCAAATTCAATCACAATGAACTCACCATCTATTATATTAAATGGTGCGGTTATTCAAGGTAGTGGCGGTAACGGTGGAAATGCAACATTTGGTGGAACCGTAACAGCGAAGGGTGAAATTACAGGAAATGGGATTAAACTTTCATCACATATGCATGGTGGTGTAGAATCTGGTGGTTCAAAAACCAACAGTCCAGAGTAAAAATATGTGTAGAAATCTAACATCAAATATTATTGTCGCGGGAGCTTTGTTTGCCTGCGTGTTTAGCTCCGGAGCAAAAAACAGTGACATTTCTCGGCAAGAAAAGATATCCGCTATGTGTATGTCCCAGTCTATATTACAGCAGTATGCCGCGAATGCAGGGCTTAACTATATAGATCCGTCCACCCCCGCAGAAGAGGTCCTGTTACAAACAGGAAGCTACTCGACTGAAAGCCCGGTATATAAAGCTCAAAAGGAAGATGCTGTAAATCAAGGAAAAAAATTGATGCTAAACGAGAAACAAGTAATGAATGTTATTCGATATTACTATGAGAACCGTGATGAAGCAATGTTGTTGCAGGGGGAAGAGGTTTCATCCGATTTTCAGCAGCTATGTATCGTTAATCCAAAGCGTTATCTTCCTAGCTACAACATGTTAAAAGCAGCGGGAAAAATATAGAATCGAACGGTTCAAAAACCTATAAACCCCCAATCGTGCTGGTGGATAAAGTCATCTTCGGCTTACAGTGCAATTATTGTTGCGTATTTTCATCAGACGTATGACACTCATGACAAAATGATGTCAATGTGATTCTATTTTTCTAAATCTTGCTTTTAACGTGTCGTTATTTTCTGGAATAAGGCTTACATAGGTAGCTAATTGTCATTTACTGCGTGGTTGTAAGGTTAAGAATAGTGGTTTAATATGGTACATAGTGACACATTATGACTGTTTGTGACTCACTATAACAAACTATTTGATAAGGCAGAACGTCATGAATCTATCACTAAGGAGTTGTTTAGCAGTAGTTTTATTTGGAGGAGTGCTGTCGGTTCCTTCATTCTCTGCTGGTTATGTGGATTCGAGGGACGGTTGCAGTATGCTTAGCTTTAAAGTAGGTGAAACTATCTGTAGTCTGGATGATTTGAAAGCTCAATATCAAGAAAGAAGAGAGATTGTTGATTCATTAGCTAATGAAATTAGCCAATATTATTTAAATCTCCTAAGCCTTGATGAAAGTCAAGTTCGTGGTATTATGCTTCAAAACGATATAGAAATTAATAAGGCTTGCGAAACCACAATAAGAGGGTTTGAGCAAGGACTCAAAGCTATGTTGAAGCAAGATCGACCTGATGAAGAAAAACAAGAAATGAGGATGTATCTGAGATCTATAGCAAAGGCCAGATTTGAGATAACTCGTCTTAATGATTTTTCTCGTCAATTATTTACTTTGCCTAAGATTTATAAAAGCGATATAAATAAAGCTGCTCTATCAGAATTGGCTGCCTATACAACCAAAAAGGTTGAGTCTGGGAATTTTTCATTTACTGGGTGATAAATGGAACAAGTGGATGTATCAATAAATGAGTATACAAGGAAAGATTTTTTTGATGACGTCTTCCTAAAACATCCAGATCTTGAACAGGCTATTTTGCAAGATTTTAAACACTATAAAGAAACCGGAGAAGTCCCTGATTATTTTGGTAGGGATGTTGCTTACACTCAGCCAGAAGCAGCATATAAATCATGTATGATGCATATTCATCTTTGTTTTCCGCCTGATTCATTCCCTACAAATAGGGTTCAGTATTATAGAACGTGTAAATCAAATAGCCCAGAAAATGATGCTTGTCTAGTATATGTTCAAGGTCTCTTGGAAGAAAACAAATATTCCTTATTGGCGATAATGCATCCTGATGCTCATGGAAAAGCTAGAAATCCCAAGATAATGAGTTATCTGGCAAGAATAGCTCAGAATTTCAGAGATAATAACTAAACCCCGTCCAGTACGGGTTTTTTCATATCTGGCGGCTTAATTGCGGTTTTTTTATTTCTATAGGGTTCGAAAATGCAAACTCGTTCATTTCTTCTTGATACCGAGTCATGGGATTTAACTCTCAATGACTCCGGAAATATCGCCATTTCTGATAATCCCTATTCTGTAGCGCAGGATGTCGCTTGTGCCTGTAGTACATATCTGGGTGAGTGTTGGTATGACACAACATTGGGTGTTCCTTATTACCAGCGAATTTTGGGACATTGGCCGGGAACTCAACTAATCAACAGCAAAATGCAACAAGAAGCAGTGAAGTTACCTTATGTTCAATCTGCCATTTGTAAAGTTATAAACGGGAACGAAAGAACTATTGCGGGCACGATGACAATAACGGACATGAATAATCAATCAACGGTGGTAAATTTCTGATGACTAACTCTGTAGTACTGACAACAAGTGTTCCAAGTGTAACCTTTACAAAGACGGGTCTAACTGTGCCCGACGAGGTTGATATTTTAAATGGGCGGCTAAATGATTTGGCTACAGCAATGGGTGGTGCAATGAGTACGAGCTTAACAACACCGCAAGGTCAAATAGCCATGAGTGATGCGGCTATCATTGCTGACAAGAACGATCAGTTACTTGCTATCGTCAATCAAATTAATCCGGATTATGCAACCGGACGTTTTCAAGATGCTATCGGACGAATTTATTTTTTAGATCGAATTCCAGCATCGGGAACAACGGTAACAGCAACATGCACTGGGTTAGTTAATACAGTTATTCCAATTGGTAGTATTGCTCAAGATAAAAAAAGGTATCTTTATCATTCAATAACAGAGGTTAAGATCCCTGACAGCGGCTCTGTTGATGTTGTTTTCCAAAACTCAACAACAGGGCCGTTAGCATGCCAAATTGATGACTTGAACACGATTTATAGCTCGATGCCCGGTTGGTCTGGTATCAGTAATGCGAGTGCTGGTGTACCTGGTACAGATGAGGAAACCCGCGCTAATTTTGAGTATCGTCGTAAACAATCTGTTGCTAAAAATGCGACAAACTCATTACATGCTATTTATGCAGCAGTATTAGAAGTAAATGGGGTAGCAGATGCATACGTTATTTCAAATGATACTTCGGTAGTAAAAACAGTCGGGGTATCAAAATACAGAATAGCATCGAACTCTATTTATATTGCTGTATATGGGGGAAAGACTGAGGATGTCGCTAGAGCAATCTGGAAGAAAAAGCCGCCAGGTATTCCTACGAATGGAAATACAATTCACACAATTGTTGATGATGAAAATTATGTTCAGCCGTACCCTGAGTATGAAATTAAATATGTGATACCAACGTCCATTCGTGTTTATGCCAACGTCTCACTTGCTGATAGTGATTACCTTCCTGCTGATATTGAAACACAAGTTAAGTCGGCTATAGCACAAGCGTTTAACGGTGAAGACGGTGGAACGCGAGCAAGAATAGCATCTACATTATTTGCTGGTAGATATTATTCAGGTGTTTATAACATAGATACATCGAGTGTTGATATTTACAATATTACGCTTAGTCGTGACGGTACTACTTATTTAACATCAATTAGTTTTGGTATTGATGAAATTCCAACGCTTGACGTTGATAATATATCTGTGAAATTAGTAGGTTCATAAATGGAAAATATGGGAGCAACTATTCTTGCTCAGTATGCCGCTAGTCCAAAACTCAACTCACTTATTCGAAGTTTCAATGCCGCTGTTTCCTCCGCTGAATTTATTAATACATTTTACGACCTGATTTGGAATATTGACACAGCAAACACTTACGGGCTGGATGTGTGGGGAAAAATAGTGAATGTCAGCAGGCGGCTGACTGTTAATGAAAATGCAAAATATCTGGGTTTTGGTGAAGCTTTGCTGAGTGTTCCAACAACAACAGATCCAAACTCATTTAACCAAGCACCATTTTACGCTGGAGAATCGAAAACAAAAACTATTGAACTGTCAGATCAGATGTACCGAAAGCTGATTATGATGAAAGCCATGTCAAATATATCTGACTGCACTATACCAAACATCAACAGAATGCTTGTTTATATGTTTAGCAATAGCGGACGTGCATATGTCACTGATGATGGAAATATGAAGATGAGTTATGTATTTGAATTTCAGCTATCAACAGCAGAATTAGCAATTGTTCAAACATCGGGAGCACTGCCTTACCCGGTTGGTGTCAGTGTCGCAATCGTTCAAAGGATACCAACAAATGAAATCAACTGAAAAACCTAATCTTATTGTTGTTCCGTTTGCGAGCGCCGGAGACTATAACGAGATTGCAACAAAATCAACTGAAAGCAGCTTGGCAAAAGGCGTAGCTACGTATCTGAGCGGTTTTCCCCCGTTAACGATGACAGCAATATCTGCTGGTGGAATTCCTCCATCTGGCAAGGATATGAACGGGATATTGAATGATATTACTACCGCAATACGTTATTCAATGTCTGGTGGCTTGTATTCGTATAATGCTGACTTTAGTGCTGCCATTGATGGTTATCCTAAAGGGGCCATTGTTGCCAGTTTTGATGGAAGTAAAATTTGGTGGAATGGGGTAGAAGATAACAATACAGATCCGGATAGTACATCAGTTTCCGGTTGGAAAAATCTATTAGCAGATCCTAATGGGTTATTTCTACAGAAAGCTAATAACTTATCTGATATTAATAACAAAGCGACAGCGCGTAATAATTTGGGACTGGGAGAGATTGCAACTCAAGATTTTATTCTTGACGCCACACTCACAGAAAAAGGCATCACCCAACTTACAGACAAGACAGGTAACAGTAATACCCTTGCAGCAACTCAGAAACTTGTTTCTGATGTGAATGATAGTGCTAATAATAAGCTCGCTAAAAATCAAAATGGCGCTGACATCTTCAATAAAACTGAATTTGTAAAAAATATCGGTTTATCGGAAACGGTGGAGTTGGCTAAAGGGGCGGTGCCGAATAGCCGGAAAATTAACGGGAAGCTGTTGGCCGGGGATATTAGTTTGAATGCTGGGGATGTGGGAAGTTATGCTAAATCTGAGAGCGATAATACTTTCTTGCGCATTTCTAGCGATAAAACCGCAACAATTGGCAGTTTACTGATTGATAGTAAAACTCCATTTCCTGAATTACGTTTTAAGTCGAAAGATGGGTATGTATTGGGGATTAATGGTTCAGAAGGGAAATTGTTACATATCTATTCTAATGATCCCAGGAATCAGCGGCGTTACAATATATTAACGCCTGAGAGAAGTGGTACTCTTGCATTACAAAATACAGCTATAAAATCCGAAAATGGTTGGTGGCAATGTGGAGATACCGGGATTATTATTCAATGGGTTAAGGTTGCATCAGATCAGCAATCATGGATAAAAGTAAATTATCCAATTTATTTTAAAAATAAGTTTTTTGGTTATATTGCAAGCATGTCGAGTATCAATACATCAACTGGTCACACATTAGTACGTAATGCAACACTATCGACATTTGAATATCAAGCAGGTACTCCCAACAATAATGAGAACCCAAGCAAAGTTGTACATATATTATTTTGGGGGGTATAAATGGTCTATTTTTCCAGAAAAGAATGTGCTTTTTATAATGAAGCTCATGAAGAGTGTGTTGAAATAACAGTAGAAAAACACAGTGAATTGCTTGACGGTCAATCACGCGGCTTTGCTATCGTCAGTGATAAAGAGGGTTATCCAATTCTTACAAAACAAGCACCGTCTGTTTATCACAAATGGGATAGTGAAAAGTGGATAATATCAGAAAGTGATAAAATAAAGCTTAGATGGGAACAGCAGCAACAAGCAGAACATAAGAAACAGCAACTTATGTTCACTGTAAGTAAACAGATCGCTCCGTTACAAGATGCTGTAGATTTGGGGATGTCGAGTGATGAGGAAAAATCGCTGTTAACAGAGTTAAAAAAATATAGAGTATTATTGAACCGAATTGATGTTAATTCAGCGTCAGATATTAACTGGCCCGAAAAACCTTTAGAATAACGGAATCAGGGCCAATTGAACCGACCCCCAATAGTTAGATAAGTCTAATCAAATATGGCTTTTCTGTACTACTCTGACTGAATCGTCCTCAAAATGTTGGATAACTATCCAACATTTAAAGGTGTAGTCCATTTATGCTTTAGTCTATTAGATAATCATCAACCCACCAGGATAATACTTAATCCAATCAATAGCAGCACTGGGGTTAAATGGCTCAATACTCAGTCCTTCTAGGCATTGCCAGAGTTCCTGAGTGTTCTGGGCGGTAATAACAATACAGTCCGGCATCACCCGGATTTTTAGTGGCATTTCGAAGGTAAATCCCGCCTCCTGTAACCATTTTCTTTTTAAAGAAATGCCGTTTTTAGCTACCTTGCCAAAACGTTCAACTTGGGAAATTCTGCGAATTGTTTTATTATCGCGTTTAGCCATAATTAACTACCTTATATAGTTAGTTGTGGTAAGCAGGGTTATCGGGTGCCCGCCCGGTAGCTCTGCGTCAGTGAAAATAGTCTCTCAATGTTGAATTATGAACTATAGGTCACCTTTCTGCAATAAAAATGTGACCTATAGTTTACCTGGGCTTTTCGTTTTCAGGCAGTCCATTGAGGGCGTCATTCCAGTGTTGATCCCGTTCTATATTATTCACTATTTTGCTGATCCATGTTTCTGATTTGCCCCACCGTACAGCCAGTTCGCGGCGCGTCCAGCCTTTTCGTTTCATTTCAGACTTAAACAATTCTGGCGGTATACGTTTCAAAATTACTCCACAAATATAAACTGCTTATCGACACATCATAGTATAGCCATTTCGCCGGTAGGGTGACATTGGTAAATAAAATGACCGCTTAAGTGACATGAACTAGACTCCATGAACATAGGATATGCCATACCAGAAATACCTATCACTAAGGTGACTGTTATATGAAGTTGGGTCACATGCATGCGTCAAAAACTGACGGTATCAGGTGCTGGATTTATGAATAATACCCAATGAAGCAGAGATCTGGTGAGGCATTTTATTTTGCACTATGCATTATAATAGAGGTGTTAGTTCTATTTTAATGAGTATGGTATTAACACCTGACAGTGAGGAATTGGTTGCTATGCTACAGACATAAAAAAACCAACCTAATTGCGGTTGGTTTTTCCAAAAGCTCCGCGGCTCCTTTGCGTATCCTTTTGTGTCCCTTCATTGTCTGGTCAGTGTCCAATCAACTTTGCTAACTCACTGTTTTTAAAGCTGTTGTCCTGTCACTGTCCTTACTAAATTGGTGGAGCTGGCGGGAGTTGAACCCGCGTCCGAAATTCCTACATCCTTGGTACTACATGCTTAGTCTAATCTTTACATTCGCTTGCCAGCTGCGGATAGACACGCCACTAACAAACTAGCCTGATTAAATTTAACGCTTCAACCCCAGGCAAGGCATCCACGCGATCTCTTTTGGGTTTGACCTCTCTTGATCCCCGTCCTAAGAGCGGAGGCTAGGGAGAGAGGGCTCTGCGCAGGTTATTAAGCTGCTAGTGCGTATTTTTCGTCGTTTGCGACTATTTTTTTGCGGCTTTTTACGAGGCCAACCGCCCCTCGGCATGCACCTTGGGTTTCGCGAATCCCGTCGAATCCAGAATCAGCCCCAAGTGTCTTAAACGCAAGTATATCAGAATACTAAACCATAATGCCAGAATTTATCGCCCAGCATTCTTCATAATACGCGCTTTGTCTAATTTCCATTCACGTTCTTTAATGTCCGAACGTTTGTCATGTGCCTTTTTGCCTTTCGCTACGCCAATTTTGACTTTGCACCAAGCATTTTTCCAATAGAGAGATAAGGCAACAACGGTATAACCTTCACGATTGACTCGACCATATAACGAATCAAGTTCGCGTTGATTAAGTAAGAGTTTGCGTGAACGCATTGGATCACAGACGACATGGGAAGAAGCTACATTTAACGGGGTGATGGTGGCACCAAAAAGATAAGCGTCGCCATCTTTGAGCAAAACGTAACTGTCGCTGATGTTAGCTTTACCAGCGCGCAGTGATTTGACTTCCCATCCTTGTAACGAGAGACCCGCTTCAAATTCTTCTTCAATGAAGTATTCGTGACGAGCTCGTCTATTCATGGCAATGGTTGCCGAACCGGGTTTGTGTGCTTTTTTCTTTGTCAT